GTTGAGCAATTTGTATTTCTGCTGATTCTTTCATAGCATCTTGCTGTTCTTTAGCTTTAAATTGCTGGTCTTTCATGTCTATCTCTTTGTTTCTCAAACCAAGCTCTTGTTGTCTAATTGCAACTAATGGGTCTTGTTGTTGAGGTGGTTGTACTGACATGAGGAAGTTATTTGATAGTTCAGCCAATATAGGTGATGCAAAAGATTCAATAATAGTTTGTATTTGCATGCCTACAGCTTGTTGTTGTTCAGGTTCTAGCTGTGCTGACTCAACACTAAGTTGTTCTATTTGCTGAATTAACTCAGGTGGCATTTGCTCTTGTGCTAGTTGATTAGCCAAGAATTGTAAATGTTGCATGACATGAGCAATGATCAAAGATTGTAATTGTGGATTAGTTTGCACAGCCTGTGTTAAAAATAGTGATTTATGTGCTTCTATGTGAGCTTCATGATTTTGCTCAGGGAAAGCAGTTGCAGGTATACCCTGTAATAGTCCTGAATTTTCTATGCCTGCATCAGTTGGCATAGGTCTATTGTCTTGAGGTGGTTGTAGCAAAGAATCAATATTATCTACACCTAATGCAGAATACATCCTTCTATATGCCTCATATATACCACTTGCACCATGTAT